TAAGATTGTCATAACTGTTCCTTTGTTCGATAACGAAGGCAACCTCAATGGAATTGAAACAGCCTTAGTTGGCGTGTTCAATAAACTCGCAGCGTCATCCTTGACGTATAATGTGGGAGCAATAAGTCAGCCAAGCGTTTTGAACGTGGACTCTGGTTCATTGCTTACTTGCGAGATGTCACTGTCCGTACTAACCACCTGGAGTTAATATGTCCGAATGGGAAAAAGAGAACGAGGCCTTCCTGAAGAAAATCGGGCAGGTAACACCAGCAGCACCAAAATCAACATCTATTAAGAAAGAAGAGGAATAACCTAAATGGCTGTATTTCTAAATAACAAGGTCGGCGTTAAGGTTAACTCCGTAGACCTTTCTGACCACGTAACAAGCGTTACACTCAATCGTCAATTTGATGAACTGGATGTAACAGCGATGGGAGATAGTTCCAGAAAGGCCGTAAAAGGTTTGGAATCATCTTCAGTAACAATTGATTTTCTAAATGACACAGCGGCAGCAAACGTTCTTGCAACATTGCAGGCTGCATGGGGAACAACTGTTACAGTTGTTCTACTTCAAGATAAAGGTTCAGCAGTATCAGCAACAAACCCGCTATACACAATGTCTGTGTTAGTAAACGGAACACAAGATATTAACGGAGCAGTTGGCGATATTGGTTCACAATCAGTAACTTGGAACTGTAACTCAACAGTTGCAGTTGCAACAACAGGTACTTTCTAAAAACAAACTAAGGGGCAAAAATGGCAAAGTTAAAAGTAACAAGGGCAGATGGAATAGTTGGCGAATACCCAATTACTCCATTGGTGCAATACGGATTTGAGATTTGGGCTAAAAAAGGATTCCACAAATCCTTTATTGAAGATGCTTCTCAAACTTCGATATTTTGGCTTGCTTGGGAATGTATTCGCAGGTCTGGTGAAACCGTACCGATGTTTGGGGAAAAGTTCATTGAAACTTTGATTGACGTTGAAGTTCTCGATGACGATTCCCCGAACTAGGGCGCGATTCCGTCACCTACCTTATCGCTAAATTAAGCGTGAGGCTAGGAGTCGCGCCACAACATTTGTTAGAACTAGATGAAGTAATGCTAAAGAATCTAATTAAGGTTCTTCAAGACGAAGCGAAGGAGATGAGAGATGCCAACAGAAGTCGTGGGCGCTCTCGCTCTTCGTAAAGCCTTAAAACAATATGCGCCTGACTTAGCAACTGAACTACGTAAAGAAGTTGCTGCTGCTTTAAAACCAGTTGTATCACGCGCACGCGGTTTTGTACCTAGTGACTCAGACATTATGAGCGGATGGCAACGTCGTTCATTCTCTGAAGCAAAGTTTCCTATGTATGATTCAAACATCATACGCAAAGGCATTAGTTACAAAACCAGTCCTAGCCGAGCCAACAATCGTGGCTTTACATCATTAGCAGCAATTGAAAACAAATCTGCTTTGGGTGCAATTATTGAAACCGCAGGACGCAAAAATCCAGGGGGTCAGCCTTGGGTTGGACCAGGTAAGAATGTTACACAAAAGCGCTATTCACATTCTGTTAATCCTAGAGCAGGCGAACAGTTTATTAAGAACCTTGGGCCAATCTACGGACAAAAGAAAACATCTGGTATTGGTGATAAGCGTGGTCGTTTAATTTATCGTGCATGGGATGAAACAAACGGCAAAGTTATTGCCGCTTACTTTAAGGCAGTTGAAAACGTTACTGCCAAGTTTAATAAGCGTACTTCAATTGTCGACATAAAGAGAGCAGCATAATGGACGTTTCAAAGATAGCCGTTCAAATCGCCTCGGAGTTCACAGGCTCTAAGGCGTTTAAGCAGGCTGAAACATCTGCTCAAAAACTAGAACGTACAGTTAAAAACCTTGGCAGAACTTTAGGTGTTACTTTTTCACTAGCCGCCATTGTTAATTTTGGTAAGGCTTCAGTTCGTGCATTTATGGATGCTGAACGTGAGGCTGCTGTCCTTGCCAACACAATGAAAAACCTAGGGCTAGGTTTTGATTCTGGAAGAGTTTCAGCATATATAGATAACCTTGGCAGGCTTTATGGCATAACTGGTGACCAGGGAGTTCCTGCAATGCAGGCTCTATTAAGCGCCACTGGTTCAGTCACAAAGTCCCAAGAATTAATGAATACTGCAATGAACATTGCAGCAGCAAACAATATCGGAGTTGCTGAAGCGGCTAAAGGTTTAAGCCAGGCATACCTTGGTAATCGCAAGGCTCTTAATCAATACAACACAGGTCTTACAAAAGCAGAATTACAATTAAAATCTTTTGAAGATATACAAAAATTATTAGATACACGCCTTGCTGGCGCTGCCACCGAGGCTGCTGCCACATACTCAGGGCAATTATTAATACTTAAAGAAAACGCAGACCAAGCCAAGGAAGCAATTGGAAAAGGCTTAATAGATAGTTTTATTCTTTTAGCAGGCGATAACAGTCTAGAGGTTGCCACTGCTAACATGAAAAAGTTTGGTGACCAAATTGCTTATGCTTTACTTGGCGCAGCAGACCTACTTAAAAAAATTCAAGGCATTGGCAAAGAAAGCGAACAAGGTTTTGTTGGTCCTGACGGAGTAAGAAGAACACGCCGTCCATCTGCTTTGCAAGAACTAGCAGGATATGGAAAAACAGTAGCCAATCGAAATGCAATTATGGGCACGCCTGGTGCTATTTCTGGCAAGTTCCCAGGTGGCGCTGCCTTCTTTGCCGCACAGGCTAAAGCAGAAGAAGCCTCTATTAAGCGTGCTAAAGAATTACAAGCAATCGAAAGAAAGCGTTTAGATACCGCCAAGAAACTTGCTGCTGAAAAGGCTAAAAAAGTTGCTTTAGATAAACTTTCTGCGTTCCTTAATAAAGCAGAACAACTGTTTGATATGGACCGTATCCAATTAGCGGCTGCTGCTTTAAGCAAGCAGACCGATGAAGATAAGGTTCGCATTAGATTAAAGCAAGAAATCCTTGACCTTGAACAAGCAATCAATGATGGCAATGTTGAAGGTGCTGCTAAGTTAGCAATTGCCATATCTAAAGACGCTGAACTTCTTGGTCAACTTCGCGGTGACATGATTAAGTTGGGTGATGTTCCAAATCCATTTATGGAATGGCTAATGACACTTCAAGCAATTGCAGCACAGTTAGCGGCCCTAGCAAATTTTGTACCACCTGTAACTGGCTCGATGGGAATTGGTATGGGCGGCTTTAATGCTGGTTCTGCCCGTCTTGGAGAATCAGCAGGCAATGCTGCTGCTGGACTTCCTGCTAACTCATTAAGTGATTTCATGGGATTTGGAGATACACATTTAGGCGCTCTTGCACGTCAAGGTGGAGTTCAAAACATTAGCGTTGTTGTCAATAATGCTGGTTCAACAATTACAGAGCGTGACCTTGTTGCTTCTATTACTGAAGGTATCTACAACAACCAGGCTGCTGGCACACCAATCAACTATTCAACGGTGTATTAATGGCATTACCAGCAACTCCTATTGTTAAAATTAACCTTACCCAAGGTGCATCATTTGGTACTGTCATGGTGTTGGGTACTGGTCAATTGGGTTTTGCTGAACTTGGCACAGTCGTTCCAGATATTGTTGATGTATCTGCCTCTGTCCTTAAGATTAATACACGCAGAGAGCGCAATCTTTTGCAGGACAAATACATCTCTGCAACCGCAGTTGTGCGCGTGAACGACCCAACAGGCAATTTTAATCCCCAAAACACATCGTCAATTTATTATCCCGATGTTCAACCATTGCGCAAGATTCAGATTCAAGCCAACTATTCTGGAACTTTGTATTCTATATTTTCTGGTTACATTACAGAATACAAATACACATATCCGACATCACAGGAAACAGGATTTGTCGACTTTATCTGTTATGACGCTTTTCGTTTATTCTTTAATTCAAACGTAACAACAGTCACGGGTGCTACTGCTGGACAAGATACAGGCACACGCATTGGCAAGATTCTAGATATGGTCACATGGCCTAACTCTCAGCGCTCAATCCAGACAGGCAATACAACGTGTCAGGTTGACCCAGGCGGAACTCGTTCAGTTCTTCAGGCAGTTCAAACAGTTGAGTTCACGGAACAAGGGGCTTTTTATATTGACAAAGCAGGCAACGCAGTATTTAAGAATCGTCAATATGTCGTAGATGCTCAATCAGCAACTCCAGTTGCCTTTTCTAACGCCACTGGTTCAACAGATATTAACTATGCTGGTATTCAATTTGCCTTTGACGATAAGACTATTGTGAACTCAGCAACCGTTACACGCGTAGGCGGCACAGCGCAAACCTATTCAGATGCCACATCTGTTGCACAATACTTTACACACGCTATTACTGCTCCAGATATGCTGATGCAAACAGACGCAAACGCTTTAGCCCTTGCAACTGCCTATGTAACAACTCGCAAAGACACAACAATCCGCATTGACTCTATTACCCTGGACCTAGTTACCTTGGGATATGGCCCTGGAGTTACAGCAGCACTTGACTTGGATTACTTTGACACCATGCAAATTACCAATGATGGGCAAGGCGGTTCAACCATTGTTAAGACCCTGCAATGTCAGGGAATAGCCCATGACATCACCCCTAACACATGGGTAACAGTTTTGACCACACAGGAACCATTACTCGATGTTATGTATTAGAATTGACCCTATGAAAGAGGTGTGCTAATGGCTGTCGGACTTCCACTTAAAACTACCTATGCGGACGGAGATGTCTATTCAGCATCGGATGTAAATGATACTAATGGCACAGTCAATGCTTATGTAACACCTTCATTATCATATAGTGCTGGCAAAAATATGATAATCAACGGGGCTATGGAATTAGACCAAAGAAATGTTGGCGCTTCACAATTATTAAACAGTGCTTCTCTATTTACATATACATTAGACCGTTGGAATAATAACTTTACTTCAGGCACTAGTGGAAAACTTACAACTGGTAGAAATCTTGGGTCAGTCACACCACCTAACGGTTTCCAAAACTATTTGGGTTATTCTGTTACCACTGCCGCTACTTTAGGCAGTTCGGATACCATTTATGCAGTTCAATATATAGAGTCAGATAACTTTTTTAATACTGGTTTTGGCAGTGCAAATGCTAAGACATTAACTCTTTCCTTCTGGGTTCGGTCAAGTTTGACTGGCACTCATTCAGGAAGTTTGTTCAATTCAGCGTTCAATCGCAGTTATGTTTTTACATATTCAATTAGCGCGGCTAATACTTGGGAAAAGAAAACAATCACTATTGCTGGAGATACCAGTGGCACTTGGTTGTTATCAGGAAATGGAATTGGTATAGGAGTTGGCTTCAATCTGGGAGCAGGTAGTTCATTATTAACAAGCACTGTAAATGCTTGGCAGGGGGCGGCTAGAGTTGGTGCAACTGGTTCTGTTCAGGTTGTATCCACATTAAATGCGACTTGGTATGTTACTGGAGTTCAATTAGAAATTGGCAATGTTGCTAGTGAATTTTCACGCGCTGGAACAACCATTGGTGGAGAAATTGACTTAGCAAAACGATATTATCAAAAGACTTATGGTCTAAATGAAGCAGTTGGAACAACAAGCACTGGTGCAGTTATCTGGACACAAATTGAAACCAGTGAAAATTCAAGAGTTTTAGTAATTCATCAATTTCCTGTTGAAATGAGAACATCTCCAACTGTTACTGGTTACGCTGCTGTAAGTGGTGCAAGCGGAGTTTGGTATAACCGAAGTGCAAATGCTAATAGAACAATCACTTCTCTGGGAACTTATCCTAATGGGATTGCCTACAACACAATTAGCGGAACAAATAGTGCTGGTCAACAAGTTCTAGTTTGCTATACAGCAAGTGCGGAGATATAAAATGCAATATGAAAAAATAGAAAACGAATATGGCATTTGCATTAAAATGACATCAGAAGATGGCGTTGTATCTTTTATACCTAATGACCCTGCAAATCGTGACTATCAAACATATCTAGCGAGTCTTGATGAAGCCTCTACTCTGTAAAGCAGGGCAACAACTTCGTGAGCAGATTGATGATTCATTTCCTGACCGCGACAGAAAGTCTGATGGTTGGATAGGTGATGCGCGCCATCAACGAGCAGGTACGAGTGACCACCTTCCCGATAAGGTTAACGGCTACGTCAGGGCTATTGATGTGGATAAGGACCTCGACTCACGCTCCAGCACAGGTGCTTATCTTGCCGACCAAATACGCATTTGTGCCAAGCGCGACAAAAGAATCAAGTACGTCATTTACTCAGGAAAAATTGCCAGTGCTAAATCACTTTGGCGTTTCAGACCTTATTCTGGCATTAATCGCCACGATAAGCATATCCATATCAGTTTTACTAAAAAGGGCGATGAGAACGGTTCTTGGTTCGATATCCCGATGTTAGGAATAGGAAATGGAAATGAATAAAAACACAAAGAACGCAATCAAGTCTTACCTCAAAGCAGTTGCAGTTTCAGCAATTACTTTAGGCCTTGCGCTAGTTGCTGATATTCGTCCTGAATATGCAGTTCTTGCTTCTGCTTTAGTTGCACCAATTGTCAAGTACCTTGACCCATCCGATGACCAAATCTCATGAGTCCAACAGATTGGACGGGTGTTGTAGTTGCTGCGCTGACCGTTATTGGTTCATTTATTGGTGCAGTAAAATGGTTGGTAAAGCATTACCTAAACGAACTAAAGCCAAATAGCGGCTCTTCTATGCGCGACCAAATTACTGCATTAGAAGCGCGTGTTGAAACGATTATTCGTATCTTAGAGAGGTAACAATTATCTCATGGCAAGAAAAGCAACTAAGGCGTTACAGGACCAAGGGTATTCAGCACTTGATGCTTTCTGTATTGGGCTGCATGAATACTATAAATCATTAAAGAAGGCAGGCTTTCCTGAGTCTGTTGTGTTATTCATGATTACAGAGCCGCAAGCCTATCCTGCTTGGATTTTGCCTACCCCAATCGAACCCGAAAAATTCGGCGATTACGAGGATGACGATGAGGATGAATGAAACGTACTATCGTTTGGCCAGACCTTCAGTGTCCCTATGAGGATGCACATGTTGTACGAAACTTTGAATTATTTGCAAAAGCGTTTAAGCACGACTCTGTCGTTACTATCGGAGATGAAATAGATTTACCACAAATCAGTCGTTGGAGTGAGTCCACGCCTGGATGGTACGAACAAACATTAGCCTCTGACCGTGACCATACGGTTGACGTGTTATGGCGATTGACTCAGTACGCCAAGGAAGCCCATACCATTCGCTCGAATCACACTGACCGTTTGTATAACGTCATTATGAAAAAGATTCCTGCTTTTCTGTCATTACCTGAATTGAAGTTTGAGAAGTTCCTTAAACTCGATGAACTAGGCATCCAATTCCACAAAGAGGCTTATCCAATCGCGAGGGGCTGGATTGCGGTTCATGGCGATTTAGGTGGGCTTAATCCTAATCCTGGAATGAGCGCGTTAAACCAGGCCAAGAAGGCAGGCGTATCAACCATTATGGGGCACACGCATCGTGCTGGTAGGAGTGCCGTTTCTGAGGCCTACAACGGCTCTGTGAGGCGCGTACTGCACGGAGTTGAAGTGGGACACGCAATGAACGTAAAGGCCGCCAAATACGTTTCTATGCCCAATTGGCAGCAGGCCTTCGCCATTGTTACAGAAGTAGGCAAGAATGTCCAAGTTGACCTGATTTATGTGGAAAAGGATGGCACATTCCTAGTGCATGGCAAGCGGTATGGGCGGCCTCGCTAACGACATTTTCCCTGTACGCAGGGATATAGACGTTCAAATGGACGATGCAGAATTGTTACCATTTCGTTATCAAAATAGGCTTGACTTGTCCTGACCCTGTGCAACACTAATGCCATAACCAATCGAACGAATTGGGAAAAGGGGCAAAGATGGGCGCAATGAAAGCAGTTTATATGGACATGGCAGAGGACTTTGAAAACCTCAACGAAACCTCGATGCAGTTTAAAGGCAATAACTGGGAAGCACAGGATGGACGCTTTGAAGGTCCAGTCAATTACGACCTGGATTACATCTACTGGTTTGACAACTATGCAACCCTCATGGCTGCACGCACAATCCTCCAGGACTTCGGCAATAGTTATGAAGTCATCTTTGATGATGCCTTGGGCCAATGGTGCTTAATCACTGATTATCAATCAATGTGCTGGAGTAACTAAATGTCACCATTACTTTGCTTTGTATTTGGTGTCGTTTTTACATCTATCGGGTATTACATGGGAATCACAATCGGGCGCGAACAGGGCCATCGTGACGGCTACTTACGAGGACGTGCGGTTTCACGTCAAGAATTCTGGAGGGAATAATTGAAAGCAACGAAGGCGCTAATTGATGCAATCGACATTATGCAAAATCGTGGTGCAATCTACGGTCATCCAAAAATCAACCAAGGTCGGATATCTGCAAGGTTATCCAATCTATTTGATTTCCCTATCACAGACGCACAGGCTTGCCTTGCAATGGTCGAGGTCAAACTCAGCCGAATTCAAGAAACCCCAAGCCACGTTGATTCATACGTAGATGCCATTGCCTACCTGGCAATAGCACTTGAACTAGCAACAGAAGAGGATGAACTATATGTTTGATTTGAGTTCGTACGAAGATATTAATAGCAGGATTCGCCGTTTTCAGGTCGCATACCCAGTCGGAAGGATTGTCACAGATGTCATTCAATTTAATGCTGAGAAGGGTCATATCCTCGTATCAGCCCAGATTTACCGCGAGCATGAAGATACGCTTCCTGCTGCTGTCGATTACGCTTTTGGAGATGCAAGTACGTTTAATGCTTCGATGCGTAAGTTTTACGTTGAAGATACTGTCACGTCAGCGATTGGCAGAGCACTCTCTCTTATCCTCGAAACCAAGCACAAACCAACAGTTCAAGACATGGCACGTGTCAAATTCGCAGAGCCACAATCAAAAGAATATATCCCTGTCGTGAACGAAGAAGACCCATGGACAATCAAAACTGTTGCACCACCTGCAACATCGGCTGAAGCCGTAGCAACGGTCAAAGAAATTATAGGTGGTACAACTGACAAAGACATCCCATTATGTAAGTGTGGCAAACAAAGAGTCTTGCGTACTGGAACAGGCAAGAATGGGAAACAGTGGGCTGCATGGGATTGCTCGTATAAATTCAGTAATTATCAGGTTGGTCAGCAAAAGCCATGTGACCCAGAACGCATTTGGCTAGAACTAAATGCAAACGGACAATGGCAGCCACAGAAGGTTAGAGGATGACAACTCCTTCATCATTTGACTTAGACTTTCGTTATGGCTATGCAGGTGAGCAGTTAGTTGAGGAATTGCTTACCAACGGCAAAACGGTTGAAGTCAAGCGTGACCGTAGATGGCATGAAACTGGCAACTTATACATAGAGGTTGAGTGTTGGTACAACAGCACACAAAGTTGGCAGGCTTCAGGTATTGCAGTTACAGAAGCAGACTATTGGGCTTTTGTGTTAGAAGAAAGCGTTCTAATGATTCCAACATTAAACGTTATTCAGGCCATAAATAAATATGGTCGTGAAATCAATTGTGAGATTCCTCCAAATAAGAGCAGAGGTTTTCTCATCACAGTAAATGACCTACTAGCAGTTATGGGAAAATAAATGGGCGAAATGGTAGTATTTGATAATGGCACAGCCACCATCCTGGGAGGAGAGTTCGAAGAACCGCAGGATATTGTTATCTATTGCGATTTATGCAATGAACCTGTGGCTATTACTCCAGAGGCTAATGACCAGGTATTTGTTACCTGCTTAAAATGTCATGCAGTGAACCATATTGCACTGACTGTAACTAAAGAACCAGATGAGCCAACAGAGCCGTAAGCATCGTGGCTACGCCACTGAGCGTTTGGTAGCATCATATTTGCAGCAATGGTGGCCAAGCGCAAGCGTAGGAAGAGGTCAAGGCAAAGATTGCCTTAATGTTCCGTTCGACATTGAGGTAAAGGCGCGTAACTCACTTGACATCAAAGGGACACTTCGCCAAATCAAAGCACGCACGTCTAAATCGGGGGAATTAGGATTTGCGTGTTTCAGACTCAATGGGCAAGGGGAAGCATCAGTCGAGGAGTTCGTCTGTATGTTGACATTGGGTGATTTGGTGGAGTTATTACGCAAAGCAGATTATGACCGAATACCACCAGACATTGATTGGGAAGCGGCAAGCATTAGATGTGAACAATGCGGTTCATGGAAGATTAAGAACTGGAGATGTAACACCTGTGAGAAAGAAGCGTTTAATGCCGATGTATGAATATCGTTGTCCAATTTGTAATACACAGATGGAACTTGAACTATCAATGGACCATGACCTAGTGCGCTGCACTGATTGTGGCGCACAGGCCAATCGCATCTACTCAGTACCAGGCTTGGTATTTAAAGGAAAGGGATTCTACTCAACAGACAAATAGAAACGCCGTCCTGACCAGCACTTATAGAAATGGATTTGACATGACAGGTACACTCAGAGGGCTAGAGCACACCAAGTGCTCAGAGCGAACCGTGAAGCGGTTAGTTCGCTCGGTAGCAATCG